TTCTTGAGGTGGTTGTTTTTTACATACCTTTGATTGAGCCGAGAGAACTCTCGGAACAGGCGTTTTTTTGAAACCGTGCTCTTGGGCATTAAACTAAGATTTATGAGCGATAAGTACAAAGATATGATGGAGGAAGGGTTTTTGATGGAGGCCCGCGAGCTGCATATGGCAATGGAGGAGCTTATTGAAAAGTATGACCTGAGAGATAGGGTTATGAACTGCATGGTTACGGGGCTGCTAGAACCCATAGACGAAGAGACTTCTGAGATGAAGGCTATGTTCAGCTACAACCTAGACACCAAAGAGGAGCTTGAAGAGATCATTTCTTTTATTGTCACTACCTTTGAAGAGCAAAGTGGCCCAGACCTCGACAGTCTGCTTGGCGACCTTGGAATTTCACTGAATTGACATGACAGGACTTATAAGAAAAATCATTATCGGGAAGGACCCGAAGAACGCTATGGCCTACTATGTGGGCATGAGGGCGGGCGCTGGCAATGTCTGTGCCATCATCCCAGACGAAAGACATCAACACCTGCACGGAAAAACAAGATACCTTGTATATTTGGAGCAGGAAGGGGAGCAAGTTCTATGGAAAGCTGTAGACGAGATGCCCTGCATAATTGAATTTGACTGTAACTTCTAGAAGATGAAAAGTCTCATCAAGTTTATCGTTCACCTCCCCAAGAGGATGAACGACACCATTACGCTAGACAGTGGCGTAGAGCTAGCTATAGACACAAAGTTCAACGAGTTTGAGCATCGTAAGACTAGCGCCGAGGTTATCTCCCCACCGCATAAATACGATACAGGCGTTAAGGCAGGCGACACGCTGTACTTCCACCACCTTGTAGTGTTAAACGAGGGTACTCCCCTTACAGGCGTTAAAGACAGCTACCTCGTGCAGTACGACCCAGACAACTGCATGAACAGTCAGTGTATCGCATACAAGAGCAAAGAGACGGGAGAGATCAAGCCTATGTCTGGATGGTCTTTGTTGCAGTACGTAGAAGAAGAGGATGACCTGAAGTCAGAGTCTCTTGAGCTTGTAAGCTTTGAGGAGAAGCTCCCGCGTAAAGGGAGAGTGTCTTTTGACGCTCCATGGCTTGAGGCTATCGGGGTGAAGAAGGGAGACATTGTCGGGTTCCCTAAGAACATGGACTACAGAATTAAAATTGACGGTCAAGAGTACTATCGCGTTGACCCTAGAGACCTTTTATACGTAGAAGAATGATTGATAAAGAAGACCTGATGGAGATCCTCGCTGAAGAGGAGTGCCTGCTTGCAGATGGCTTTAATGACGCCATCGTAGGTGTCACCTATGGCGCTAACGTTGTCGCCGTATACGACATAGACAGGGTGATAGAGATACTCGTTGAGGAGGGCATGGACTATGATGATGCGGTGGAGCATGTGGACTTTAACATCGTCGGATCCTACGTAGGGGAGAAGACGCCTATGTTTATGAGCTTTGTCTCGTAAGAAGTTTACAACTATGGAGGCGGCAGCCCGCCTTATGGATAGCATGGAGGTTGCTATCAACAATATGATTGATGAAATCAAAAAGCCTGTAGACCCTGAGATCAATGGCAGCGCTCGCAAGGCAGAGCTGCAATCTATCAAGCAGACAGCCACTGACTGCAAGGATCTCATTGTAGAGCGTCAAAGGCTAGAACAAATGATCAAAGACCTACAGACAAATGGGGAAATCGGACAAGCCAAAGACTACAGCGGAGGTTTCGCTGAAAGATTCTCTAAGTAACTGGAAAGAAGTCGTCTATCAGCGGGCGAACAAAGAGCACCGATTCTGGGAGGATTCTTGGAACGATAGCGAAGACTGATGCCTTATAAAAACCGAGAAGATCAACGACGTGCTTCTGCTGAGCACTATGAGAGAAACAAAGCTCTCTATAAGTCTCGGTCTAAAAAGAGAAACCATAATCAGCGCAGTTGGAACAAAGAGTTTATCCTTAGGGTCAAGAACATGTTTGACTGTGTTGACTGCGGAGAGTCTGAACCTATCGTACTTGAGTTCGATCACGTCAGAGGAGAGAAGTATAAGAACGTCTCCGACATGGTAAACCAGTCATACTCTATAGAGACTATCAAGGACGAGATCAGGAAGTGTGATATCCGCTGCGCCAACTGCCACAGAAAGAAAACTCACGAAAGAAGAAACTCATAACCGCAAGTATCTCCTCAAGCTTATACCTTGTAGAAAGAGTAATCGGTTGCATGCGGGTTCAAGTCCCGCCTTGCGGACACCATATATGTTAATTTTGCAACAACCATATGCGCGAGTAGCATAACTGGATAATGCCCAAACCTTCTAAGTTTGTTATTGGGGGTTCGAGTCCCTCCTCGCGTACCAATTAAATCCACATGTCAAAGGTTCAAGTCTCCTCGTACAAGCCCAAAAGAATCAGACGCAAGGGCATCCACGCGAAAAACAAAACATCTAAGATCAAGTCGTCTCGCAACTACAAGAAGCGTTATGCTGGTCAAGGTCGATGAGTACGATGACTTTGCTATCTCGATTTGCCCCAAGGGTACGCAGGGTGAAGTTATCGAGCTTAGCGGGCTGGTCATTGTTCTTCCCGCTCAGCCTCCCGAGAAGGAGATTGCGGGATATGGAAGGCCAAACGACATGCAGGTGTGGGAGAGGGTTGATATGCCTTCGGAGCTGTCTAGGATTAAGTCTATGGATGAGTGGGGGGAGATGCCTAGGGAGTTTCGACAGAAGTTTTCTCCGTATATCGAAGAGGAGTTTCGCCGTCGGCGTGAGGGCTTTTGGTTTTTTCGGAATGGTATCCCTACATATATTACGGGGAGGCACTATATGATGCTTCAGTGGACTCGGATGGATATAGGATATCCGAGCTTCCTTTTGTTCCAAAGAGATATTTTCTTACATTTAGCTGCGTGTGAGGCGGACCCCCGATGTATCGGGCAGCTCTACACGAAGTGCAGGCGTAGCGGGTATACGAATATCTGCTCGTCTGTACTTCTAGATGAGGCGACCCAAGTCAAGGACAAGCTCCTTGGCATTCAGTCCAAGACTGGTAAGGACGCACAAGAAAATATATTCATGAAGAAGGTGGTGCAGATGTTCAGGTACTACCCCTTCTTCTTTAAACCCATTCAAGATGGAACGACCAATCCGCGCATGGAGCTGGCTTTTCGCGAGCCGTCTAAGAGAATCACGAAGAATAATAAGACTACGCAGACGGGCGAGGCTCTTAATACGGTAATCAACTGGAAGAACACCACGAACAACGCATACGATGGTGAGAAGCTGCACCTCATGTATCTCGATGAGGCTGGCAAGTGGGAGAAGCCTACAGATATTAGGGACGCTTGGCGTATTCAGCGTACGTGCCTTATTGTGGGTAGGAAGATTGTGGGGAAGGCTCTGGTGGGTAGTACTGTAAACCCTATGGACAAGGGGGGCAAGGAGTACAAAGACCTATGGGCAGACTCTAACCCTAGCGAGCGCAACGCCAACGGAAGGACCAGAAGTGGACTATATAGGATTTTCATTCCAGCATTTCACTCTTTAGAGGGGTTCTTTGATAAGTTCGGAGGTCCTGTAGTAGAAGATCCCGATGAGCCTATCGAGGGGTTGGATGGTGAGCAGGTATATATTGGAGCACGCTCTTACCTAAAGAATGAAAGAGAAAGCCTTAAGCACGACCCCAGTGAGCTCAACGAGGTTACGCGCCAGTTTCCTTTTACAGAGGACGAGGCTTTCAGAGACAGTGTCGACGGGAGCTTGTTTAACGTAGGCCAGATCTACGAGCAGGTACAGTACAACGACGAGCTGTTCCCCAACCCCGTTGTTACTGGCAACTTCGTCTGGAGGAATGGGGAGAAGGACACAGAGGTTGTCTTTAAGCCCGACCATACAGGCAGGTTTAAGGTGGCGTGGATGCCACCCAAAGAGATGCAAAACCGCATCAAAGAAGAACGAGGAAAACGAGTAGCACCTAATGCAGAGCTGGGGGTAGGCGGGGTTGACTCTTACGACCTTGACGCCACCGTCGACGGACGCGGTTCTAAGGGAGCGCTACACCTATACAACAAGTTCCATATGGAGCATCCATCGAACATGTTTGTAGTGGAGTATGCGTCCCGCCCGCCTTTAGCTAAAATCTTCTACGAGGATGTACTTATGGCTGCTGTGTTTTACGGGTACCCCATCTTAATTGAAAACAACAAGTACGGTATTGCAAGATACTTTGAGTCAAGGGGTTACGACGGATACCTTATGAACAGACCTGCTCACCTCTCTGCCCCCAACTCTAACACGAACGTAAAGACAAAAGGTATACCTTCAAACTCTCAGGACGTTATTCAAGCTCACGCCCATGCTATTGAGGCTTACATCCACGAGCACGTAGGCATCAACAGGGATACAGGTGAGTATGGGAAGATGTATTTCAATAGAACTCTTGAGGACTGGATAGGCTTTAAGATCGACAACAGAACGAAGTTTGACCTTTCAATTAGTTCGGGTTTATGCCTTCTTGCTGCACAAAAAGAAAAGATTAAAAAGAAGGAGTCTAACCTATCTGAGGCCAAGTTCTTTAGGCGATACAAGCCGATCGGCTAATTTGTTATATTTGCAGAAAATGCGCCCCTTGTAATGCAGTCAACGAACTCAAAAGGATCGAGCAACTTTCCAGACCCTCTAGCCCGACAAGAAGAGAAAAACTCTCCTGCATACGGCAAGCAATACGCTAAGGCTATTGAGCGTCAATGGGGTAGCTTGAGTGACAATTCTTCTCTGCTCAGAGAGCGGAATAAAGCTTTTGATAGAAACCGAGAGTACGCAAACGGAACTCAAGATACAACTATCTACAAGCAGATACTTACAAACCTCGACCCCAACAACGCTGATGGGAGCTTGGTGAACATAGATTATACACCTGTACCAATTCTACCGAAGTTTGCAAAGATCGTCGCCAACAAGATTCTGTCAAGAGATCCGTATCCGAACCTTGAGGCGATTGATCCACTCTCTACTTCAGACAAGCAGAAGCAAAAAAACAGGATAAAAAATCAGGTTTTGCTTCGCGACCAGCTCATGCAGCTTAAAGAGGCTACGGGTGGCGGCGTCATTGGTGACGACCCAGAGAAGTTGCCAGAGACTCTCGAGGAGGCGGAAATCTTGATGGACACAAACGTGAAGACCGATGCAGAGATTGCTGCTCAGATCGGGACAAACCTCACGCTGTCTTGGAACAACTTCAACGATAACATTTTTAGACGTGTCGTCAACGACTTGGTTGCCTGCGGTATGGCCGTCGTCAAGAGAAGCAATGATCCTAACTACGGCATTAAAGAAGAGTATGTAGACCCGATGCGGTTTATCCATAGCTACACGGAAGACCCGTCAATGGATGACCTCACGTATGCTGGACACATAAAATCGGTTACTATCTCTGAGCTCAAGAGGATTGCGGGCCATGAGTTGTCTGAAGAAGACTTCAAGCAGATAGCCAAGAAGAGCGGGTATAGCTCCTCTAAGCTGAAGGACGAAAAGTACGATCAGTCTGCAGGGAGGATTGTATATGGGTATGACGAGCATATGGTTGACATCTTGGACTTTGAGTTCTTGTCTGTTGACTGCATGTACTTTGAGGATAAGGAGAACAGATACGGTAATAGAAACTTCTTCTATCAGGGCTTTGAATACAAAGAGAAGAAAAACTCTGTGTTTGAAAGAAGCCCCTCTAAGATGGAGATTGCCACCGTCTACGGAGGGTGCTATGTGATGGGTTGCGACATGCTGTTTAACTACGGCCTGAAGACAAACATCCCACGCAACGTCCACGACCTTTCTCGTGCCCGACTGTCTTACTCTTCTATAGCTACGAACATTCGCAGGATGATGCCCAAGTCTTTGATTGACGGGTGCATCGGCTTTGCGGACATGCTGCAAATCACCCACCTAAAGCTTCAGCAAGCTATCGCTAAGGCTAAACCCGATGGGTTGATCATTGATATCGAAGGTCTAGAGAACGTACAGCTCGGCAAGGGTGGCGACCTGCAGCCCTTGGAGCTTCACGACATCTATGAGCAGACGGGCGTCTTCTACTACAGAAGTAAGAACCCTGAGGGTGGATTCCAAAATCCTCCCGTCAGAACTATTGACAACCACATCAGAAACATCAACGAGCTGGTGTCTTTGTACAACCACTATCTCCGCATGATCCGTGACGCTACGGGTATCAACGAGATGATGGACGGCACTACACCTAAGGGTGAAACTCTTGTTGGCGTTCAGCAGAACGCTATCGCGGCTGGCAACAACGCTATCTACGATATCACTCACTCTGCTATGGTTCTGTACAAGAAGGTGTGTGAGGATATTGTCAAGTGCTTGCAGATCCTTCCGCCTAGCTCCGTTATCTACGAGGCGTATAAGAACGCTATCGGGACAGCCAACATGGAGGTTCTTAGCTCTTTCTCCAATCTCCCCATGTACAACTTTGGGGTCAAGGTTGTCAAAGAGATGGAGGATAAGGACCGTATGTACCTTGAGCAAAACATACAGATGTCCATTGCTCAAAAGGAGCTCGACATCGAAGACGCTATTGCTATCCGCAACATGAAGGATGTAAACCAAGCTGAGCGCCTTCTTATCGTTCGTAGGGCTAAGCGCATGAAGCGCATCCAAGATCAAGCTATGCAGAACTCACAGATGCAGGCTCAGATCCAACAGCAGTCTGCTATGCAGGCAGCACAGATAAAGCAACAAGAATCTCAGATGCAAGCGCAGATCGATGTGCAGATGATGCAGATGAAAAATCAATTTGAGATCCAGAAGCTTCAGCTGGAGCACGAGATGCGTAAAGAGATTGAGCTTATCAGAGCTCAGGCTACGCTTGGATTTAGAACTGAGGAGCAGGAGTTCAAAGAGAAGCTTGAGGTCTTGAAGGAGGACAGAAAAGACAACCGCGTCAAGAAACAGGCTGTAGAGCAGTCTAAACTTATCTCTCAGCGTAAGGGTGACAGAGCTGAGCTTATGGAGGAATCTTCACCAATCAAAATCGTAAACAGCTTCGGCAATGGCCAGTAAGGTAAACCTTGATGAGTCTACACGGCTCGACATCACATGTAAGCGTGGAGATACATTCTCCCTGACGGTCACGCTGAAGGATTCTGCAGGCGTTGCTTTACCGTTGGATACCGACAACTACCGATTCATCGTTCAGGTGCGCGAGAACCTTCTGCCCAACGAGGCTGGCAAGGGGAACCTGATCTTAGGTACGTCTAACGTCGGTGTTAAGGCCACAAACAACTTTGAGCCTGTAACAGTAGATGACAGTGGTAATGCCACCATTCAGGCTTCTGCTTTGACTATGCGGTCGATTGCTTCTGGCAAATACTCCTACGACATCCAATACATTAAGCCTAGCACAACTGGTGGGCTTGATATTCACAAGACCATCCTTTTTGGTTCATTTGTGGTGAACGAGGATATTTCTGAAGCTATCGAAGGATAATGAGCGACATTACAGTAAAAGTCCAAGACTCTACTTCTGTAGACGTTAATGTTTCTGCTGGTACGGCAGTAACGGTAAGCAGTGTTTCTACGGGCAGTGTTGGTGTCACCTCCAAGGGAGCTAAAGGGGATACTGGTGAGGCAGGACCGCAGGGGCCCCAAGGCCCTGCTGGTGACGGCTTCGCCTCTGGTGGATCAGAAAACCAGTTTATACAGAAGAACAGCGCTAC